TCGGCGCTAACGGTGCATAAGTTTCGGGAATGTTTGCAGGAGGGATGCGCGGCCTGGGACAAGGCGCGCGAGTGCTGCAGGAGGGTGACGGGGTGACGGATTTCTTCGAAGATTCGGACGATCTCGGGCTGCTCGACCTCGCGGCCTGGGACGACGAGCCGGTCGACGCGTTGGCGCTGCGGGCGACATCGAAGCGGCGGCGGTTGTATAATATCCGGGAGGGCACCATCCATCTGGCGCGGGTCCTGGGCGGGCTACTGCCGGGCCCGGATGAAGTGGTGAAGCTGATCAGTTTCAACGGCGGATTTGCGTCGATCAATTTCATCGACTACATCGCCCAGACCGAGGGCATCCTGGAATTGACTGCAAGCACGCTGCGGGTCGGCCGGCGGCAGATGGATCGCATGCTCGCGCTGCACCGGCAGGGCAAGCTGGAGCGGGCGACCTTCTTCATCGGAGCTCTAATGGCGACGGACGAGCTCAAAGGCAAGGACAGTTATAATTATTTCAAGCACGCGCTTGATCTGTGTGACGAGGTTGGCTGGCGGTATTGTGTGACAAACAATCATTCCAAGGTTTTGCTGATGCGGACGCCTGCGCGCTGGTATGTGCTGGAAACCTCGTCAAACCTGAATGAGAACCCAAAGATCGAGCAGTATTCCTTGGAGCAGTCGGAAGAGCTTTATCGGTTTTACGCTGAATTCTTTCAGCGACTTATGCTGATTACGGAGGACAAACATGGGCGTTGGTGAAAAGCATCCGGGTGGCCGGCCGAAGAAGGAAGTTGATTTTGAAATGGTGAAGCGCCTGGCTGCGGTCATGTGCACGATCGAGGAAATCGCGGCGGTGCTCGGGGTGTCGGTTGATACGCTAGAGCGGCGCGGCGAGCGGTTCCGCCAGGCACTGGCCGAAGGTCAGGCGCAGGGCCGGGCGTCGCTGCGCCGGATTCAGTTCGAGACGGCCAAGAAGGGCAATGCGACGATGCAGGTCTGGCTCGGGAAGCAGTACCTGGAGCAGCGGGATAAGACCGAGGTTCAGCATTCCGGTTCAATCGCACGGCCGTTGGCTGACATTAACACAGAAGAATTGCGCGCGCTGGCTCGGCAGGCTCTGAATGGCGAGAAAGCGAAGTAAAAAGGCGCCGGTTATTACACCGGAGGTGCTGCGGGAGATCCGGTTGGAGCTCTCGCGGCGCTCTTTTTATGACTACGCGCAGCTGCGGGCGCCGGATTTCTACAAAGAGGACCGGGAATTCCTGCAGCAGCTTTGTCATGAATTCCAGGACTTCATGGCGGCGCCGGAGCGGTTGCTGGTTATCAATCTGCCACCGCGCCATGGCAAGTCGCGGACGGCGTCGCTGTTTACCGAGTGGGCCTTTGGGGAGGACCCGACGCGTAAGGTCATGATCGGGTCCTATAACGAGATACTGTCGCAGTCGTTCTCGCGCGCCGTCCGGGGCGGCATCCAGATGCAGCCGTTCGATGATTCGCGGCTATGCTTTGCAGATGTCTTTCCGGGGATCTCGATCGAGCAGGGCGATGGCGCTGTCAACAAGTGGGCGCTGGCCGGGCAAAATGCATCGTACCTGGCTACCAGTCCGGGTGGTACTGCGACCGGGTTCGGAGCTAACCTGGTTATCATCGACGACATCGTGAAGAATCACCTGGAAGCATTCGATGATCTTGTCCTCGAGCGGCATTGGGAGTGGTTCGTGAACACCATCCTGTCGCGTACGGAGGCGGGGTACAAGCTGATCATCATCATGACGCGTTGGTCCTCGCGGGACCTTGCTGGGCGGTTGATGGAAGATTATCAGCGCACCGGGCGGCCGTTCCGGCATGTGTCGATGCGGGCTTGGGATGGAAAGAAGATGCTCTGTCCTGAAATACTGCCGTACGAGGAGTATCTGGAAAAAACACAAAGCATGGGCAAGGATATTGTTGCGGCCAACTATGACCAGGAGCCGCTTGACCTGAAAGGCCGGCTGTACTCGCGGTTCAAGACGTACACCCAGCTGCCGGAGGCGGGGGGAATCCAGGGCATTCGGGCTTATGTTGACACCGCGGATGAAGGGAACGACTTCCTGTGCGCGATCATTTATGCCGAGTTTATGAACGAGGCGTATGTGCTGGACGTCTATTATACGCAGGATGCGATGGAAAAGACCGAGCCGGAGCTCGCGCGGCGGCTGTTTGCGCAGCGGGTCAATAGTGCTAAGATTGAATCAAATAACGGCGGCCGCGGCTTTGCTCGCACGATCAAGCGCCTGCTGGCCGAGACCCACAAGAGCGAGTTCACGCGAGTGTCCTGGTTCCACCAATCGAAGAACAAGACCGCGCGTATCCTGTCGCATGCGACCTGGGTGATGGATCATGTCTACTTCCCGGTAAACTGGGGTGATCGCTGGCCGGAATATTACAAGGCGATGCATTCGTATTTACGGGAAGGTAAAAACGCGCACGACGATGCGCCGGACGCGACGACCGGGGTTGCGGAAGTTATGACCACGGGGGCATGGGGCTGGTAAGCCGGAAAGGACGAAAAATGGAGATCAAAGTCGGAGAAGCAATCAAAGCGTTCGAGGGCGGGGTTGCGCTGCAAGAAATGGTCGAGGGGCAGCGGTACTATGACTTTGAAAACACGGCCATCATGAAGCGCAAAAAGCTGATGTATGCCCGGAATCAACAGACCGGCCAGGATTATCTGATCGAGGACCCGTATAAGGCCAATAATAAATTGGCGAGCGGGTACTACAAGCTGTTGGTCGATCAAAAGGTCCAGTATATCCTGGGCAAATCACCCAACATCCGGACAATCGATGCCGTGGCCAAGGTCGCGGCGGAAACCGGGCCGGGGGTTGCTTCGGCGTCGATCGACGTGGACAAGCTGTTGGGCCGGGATTTTCTGCGGGTGCTGCGGCGCTGTGCGAAAGATGCGGCGATGAAGTGCATTGGCTGGGCGCAGCCGTATGTTGACCAGGCGGGCGCTTTCCGGCTGATGCGGATTCCGCCGGAGCAGTGCATCCCAGTCTATGACGAAGCCGACGCAGACCTGCTGTTGTCGGTCATTCGCTTCTACCCTGTGACGGTCAACGGCAAAGACGGACGGCCGGTTAGCGGGGTCCGGGCGGAGGTTTGGACGGCGCAGGATGTGACGGTCTACCTGCGGGTTGAGGGGGAGCAGGATTTCGCGGTCGAGCAGCCGACCCGGCCGCACATGACGCAAAGCGTGACCTATGGTCAGCGGGTTGAAGAACAGACCGGTCGGTCCTGGGGGCGGGTGCCGCTGGTTCCGCTGTATAACAACGACGACCGCCATTCGGATCTTAAAGGCGTACGGCGGTACATCGACGCCTACGACGCGGTTGAATCTGACTTTGCAAATAACCTCGCGGACATCCAGGATGTTTTCTGGGTCCTCAAAGGCTATGACGGCCAGAACATGAACACGTTCCTGGACGAAGTCCGGAAATATAAAACGCTGAAGGTGTCCGAGGAAGGCGATGCGCGGGCTGAAACGGTCCAGATTCCGACCGAGGCGCGGCAGGCGTTGCTGGACCGGCTGAACGACGACATCTTCAAATTCGGGCGCGGCATGGACCCTTCCAAAACTGGCGACGGGAACATCACCAACATCGTCATCAAAGCGCGCTACTCAAATCTGGATCTCAAGGCATCCGAGTTCGAGGCGCAGCTGGATGATTTTGTGGCCGTGCTGGTTGATTTCCTGAACATCTACTTGGGGCTGTACGGCAAGCAGCCGGTCCCTGAATACGAGGTTGTGTTCAACCGATCCCAGATCATCAATGAAACTGAATTGCTTGGCGCTAATGCTGGGCAGCAGGGTTCAATCTCCGAAGAGACCCGGTTGTCGCACCATCCGTGGGTTGATGATGTGTTCTCCGAGCAGAAGCGACTGCAAAACGAAAAACCGGACATCGATCTGACACCGCCGTCGCTTGACGATGGCGCAGGCGAGGCCGGTGATGGCGGGGTGGTCACTTGAGCCTGGACGACAAAAGCAAAGAGCTTGCGCGGCGGGCGGAGGCGCTGGCTGAAAAGCAGCGGCTTGCGATCCAGCGAGCATACCAGGCGGTGGCGGATGACGTCGCCGCGTCGCTGTCGAAGCTCCGGCCCTTGCTCGAAGGCGGGGAAGATCTATCACGCAGCGCGCTGTATAAGTTCGACCGGTTGGCCAAGCTGCAGGCGCAGGTACTGGCTGCACTCGATCGGCAGCATGCGGGCGAGGTCGGAAAACTGAACAGGTACCTGGCGGAGCAGTATGATTTGGGGTACTTTTTTACCGGGTACGCGTTGGAGAACGAAACTGGCGTCAGCCTGGCCTACGCCATGCTCAATCCGGAGCAGCTGCGAGAGGCCGCTTTGAGCGACCTCAGCCGGATCTCGCTCAAGACGGCGCAGGCGGCTACGCGGGGCAAGCTCCAGCAGGCGCTGGTACTGTCAGTGGCGCGCGGTGAAACGATCGACAAGCTGGCCGAGCGCACCCGAGTCGCGTTGGGGGAGAATGCTAACAATGCATACCGGATCCCGCGAACGGAAACGACGAGGGTGTCCAATGCAGCCGCGTCCGCCAGCCTGGACCACGCGCGCCCGCGGGGGCTGCCGCTGCTGAAAAAGTTGATCA